GAATAAATTCACATTTGTTTCTGTGCCCCAAGTCCCTGAAGACTCTCCAGTGCCGATCTCCTTCAGGCGCAGGTCATTAACGTACGTTGCCATGTTATAAATCTCCTTTCTGCATTATAGCAAAAGTCAATTAAGCCGCATCCCGGCCTGCCTCTATTTCTTCATAGTTTGGCGTTTGACTGGTACTCACCGCACTATAACTTGCAGTTTGACTGTCGTCTATTGTAGCGTAATTCGGGGTTTGTGCTGTATCTATTTCTCCATAGATCAGGAATGTGCCAATAGAGAAAGTTGAACTAACACCAATCGGCGTTACATTTGCTGCCGAATTGGTGGTTATACTGCCTAGTGATGAAGTAACACCCAAACCAGTGAGTTCGACAACAGCGTTGTGAAGCACAGTTACAGAGCCAAGACCAGAAGTAGTTGCCAAGCCAGTGGGCGAGACATTCGCAGCCGCGTTGACAGATGGCGAACCCAATCCAGAAGTAGTCGCTAAGCCAGTCGGCGCAACATTGGCCAAAGCCGTAACAGTTAACGAGCCAATGCCTGATGTAATCGCAAGACCAGTAACCGTGACATTATTGTCGCATTGTAGGGTTACGGTTCCTAACCCAGAAGTGATCGCCTGACCCGTAGGCTCAACAGGTAATTCAGTACCCCAAGCGCCTTCGTTCCATGTGCCTCGGCCCCAACCGTTGATATTAGCCATCAGCTAAGATCCGACTTCGCGCTTTCTAGATTTGTCTTGATCCCGATCAGTTCTTCGCGCACAGGGCTAGTGATAAAATCAAGCAAAAGGATTGCATCGATCTTTTCTATCTGTGCCTGTATTTTGTCTTTTATGGTCATAATCTAGTCGTAGCATTATAACCAATAAAAAACAACTAGGAAGCGACTCCCTGAAACTTGCGAGCTATAATCTTTTGCACTTTTGTAGGCGTAAAGTTCTCAAAGCCTGCGTGGGTGTTGGCAACCTGCTTCGCAATACGCCTAGCACCCAGACCGCGCTGCCTGCACTTTTCAATCGTCCTCAACACGGCCTGCTCTTCAGGAATCTCGACTAGCTTCTTACGAGTCTTCATTCGATTGCCTTGAGGCAGACGCTCTTCCTTGAAACAAAACCCAAAGGGTGCGGAGCCGCCGATGGAGTAGCCGCGTTGCGCCCAAGCAATCTTGCCCTCAGCAAACTTCTTTTTGGTGTTCTCAAACTCCATCTCAGCGACAGCAGATAGAACCATCAGCATGATCTGGTTCACCAACGAGTTCATGTCGTATTTAGACTCCAGACCTTTTGCGGCCATCTCTTTGGGATAGACCACTGGCATGTCGTTAAACTGCTCACACAGATAAAGTGTCACGCCACTCTCTTCGAGATGCGGTATCGTTTGCAGCAGATCGTTACAGCTACGCGAGAGTCTATCGATGCGAGTCGCAACGACAATGTCATACTCATCGATCACATCAGTCATCGCTCTGCACTGTTCACGCTCCATGATCGGAACGGTTCCAGATACACCCGCGTCCACAAACCATTCGCTGATGTCCCGGTTGAATTTTTCTCGCACAAACTCAGAGATCAGCTCTTGCTGGGTATCGATTGAGATCCCGTTCTCAGCCTGCTCAGTAGTTGATACTCGGCAGTAACCATAGATGTTGCGGATCTGTTTTTTAGGATTGCTCACTTAATTCCTCCTCTTCTTTTTGCCACAACTCATAATCTTCTCTGTCATTAATGACCATTCGTAAACCCTCTTCTCCCTCTGAAAAAACAAAAAAGTCAACGTAATCCCTCCATGAGTCGTGTCCACCATCTTTGGCAATTCTTTTCAAAAGGTCTACCTGCTCTGTGCGAAACTCCAAAGTGCGGGTCAATTTAACTTTCACTTCGCACCTCCAACAAAACCATACTTGGTTAAGTCTTCATGCAGTCGCTGCCAGTTTATATCAAGCGGTCCGCTTCCGTCCGAGTAATCGCCCATGAGCAGCTGGCCATCCTTGAGCAGCTGCACTGAGCGATAGTTCTTAGGCGCACCATCGAGCTTGATGTCGATGTCATGCTTGAGACAAGTGCGGCGCACGCGATTGTAGAAACGCTTTTTGTCGGTGACCATTAGGCCACCTTCCTTCTGTAACTTTCCAGCCGCCCCTGCCTACACTCCCAAGCCATCAGCCTAACACTGTGACGATCAAGAGAATCACCCTCCAGCTCGCAGCGGCCATTCTTAACCTGCCAAGCAAGACCAGCCAACACTTCAGTCTTGGTGAAGTCGATTGGATACTGGTCGCTCTTCTTAGATGCCATGCATCGAGCTACAAAATTTTGGGTTTCAACATTGTTCATTCTTTTCTCCGGTTTCGTTAATCAATATGACCATTATGCACATTCCGTGTCGTTGTGCAACTATATGTATACATTTATTTCAATATACAGAAAGTTGCATTTGGACACGGGGTGTGGTAAGCTGTCCTCATATTCAACAACCGGAGATATGATGAAACTACCTAACAAGATTACGCAAGGTTGGCTCGACAGCAAAGGTTACGAGATTGGGTGGATGTATCGCAACCACGGCGGATATCGATTTGTAATTCTACTCAAGCGCGGACGTAAGTGGGCCAGCTTGGTAGAGCAGGGACCAATCGGCGGACTCAACAAACGATTCAAGATCAAGATGTCTGAACTCGACAGGAACTTTCAGCCGCTACGAATAGTACGCGGCAAAACAAGGAGAGCGGCATGAAGGGATATAAATCACTGGAGACTACAAAAGATTTTGTGAAGGGTCAGGCGAAACTTTTGAGAAAGGCGTTAAAGGTATTTAGAAAGACTTGCAGCAAGAAAACTTTCCAAACTTGCGTCTCTCCAACCTTTCTCAAACTCTCAAACATGGACGACTCAATTTGGGAGTCTTACATTGCTTGCGAGAATCAAATCTCAAGAAGCTTGGGAAACCATTTGGGCGCAAACTACATGTACTCAACGATGATGTTACATTCGCTCGACTTGAACGCCGAATCTTTAAGCAATGTTGACGGGCAAGAGATTTGGAAAGGCTCTGCTCCTTTTCTTAGAAAAGCTTTGCACACCGCGATTTGGGATCGTGAAGAAATACAACCATTTAAATATCCAAGAAGCGAGGGATATGTCGGCATAAAAACTAGATTTGGGAATGGCATGGATGAATCTGAAAAAGAAGACTTGTTGAAAGTAATCGAAATTGCAGAGGAGCAATGCTCTCTCTCGCAGATGATAAAAGGAGTAGAACCTGCAACGAGCGATTTGACAGGTCAGTCTCGCGCTTACATGCCGCTTGAATATGAAGGCTCAGCAAAAAACCAAGAAATTATTCAATGCATTGAAGGCAATTTTGACAGGAGGTCTTTGGATCAATATTTTTACACGACTGACCGAGTCGTAATTTATCCAGAGTCTGCTGACTTGTTAACCAGCATCTTTGAAGCCGACTACCATCTTGACGGCTTTGAGCTGGATACTTCTTTGAAAGATTTTATTCTAATGATGCCAGAAGGTTTTGAGATAAATGGAGTAGACGTTCCATCGATTCAGGTTTCGATAAGCTCTAGATGTCAAAGGAATGTCGCGCTGTATGATTACATCAAAGATGTTTTGGAAAAAAGGTGCAGAGACTTTGGCGCTGCTATGCTTTATCAACAAATCATCGAAGAGTATGAACACAGTTTAATTAACGCCAAAAAAGCTTTGGAAATTTCAAATAAATATATTGGTATTCATGGGTCCAGCGTAGAAGGCTGGACAGAGGAATCGATTGAAAAGTTCAAGCATGAAGTTGAGCAAACGGGGCAGAGTTTTGATGAAGCCCTAGACGGGTTAGACCTGCAAGAATTTTTTGTGACCGAAATAGTGATAAGGGGCGGAGGCGCTTACGCCACCTTGGGGATGGACTCTTTTTTTCATGCCGTGAATGCCGACAAAGATCCTGATTCAGAAAAACAATTTTTGGAAAACAATAAGTCAACCGACGCGCATCAAAACCAAGAGTCAGCAGATAGACTCGCTGACATTTGCAAACTGATCTGCTCAGTCTTGGTGTACTGCCAAGCCCTAGGAGATGAGGTGCTGCACAAGGGTGTACCGTTTAAGAAAGACAATGTCATCAAGCTGTCAAAGAACACTAACAAGAAGAAAGGTACAACCTCCATGACGTTGAGAGGTCCGAAAGGATTCTCGTCTAAGAGGGCGCAGAGCCATTACCGCAAGTGGCACTTCAGGACGCTCAAAGACGAGCGCTTCTACCAGAGCGATGAGTGGAAGGACACTCCCTTTC